CTCTTCGGCATCCTTCTTGACCTGCAGCGCGCCAGGCGTGGTGTCGCTCCAGCCATCCGCGAGCGCCGCATTCAGTTCTTCGTCGCTATGGACGAGCATCGTGGTGAAGAAGCCGCCATGCATGGGCTCGCCGCCGCCGGCAATGAAGAGCACCTTCGGGAATCGGTTGAGGTCCATCGTTCTTCCTTAGGAGACCGAGCCGCGCGAGGCGGCCCGGGTGGTTGCACATCAGGGAAGCGCTTCGCTGATCAGGTCTGGCTGAACAGGACCACGCCGCACATTTCCGGATTCGTCATCCCGACGCCGAAACGGGTGTCCACGCGGTACTTGTACTTCTTCGTGTTGATGTCGAAGAACTTGTACATGATCACGTCGACGCCGAGCTCGGTGGTGCCGCGCATGAAGCCAGCGCCCGCGCCCATCATTTCGGTGTCCACGCCGTTGCGGCCGGGCAGCAGTTCGATGGCGCGCTCGTCCCAGAACGGGCAGACGTTGCCGGCCGCAGTGTTCAGGAACGTGATCGGAGCGCCCGATGCAGGCGTGGCCGTGACGTTCTTGTATTCCAGCTCGGCCTGAGTCGGTGAGCTGTCGGCCGAGATGATCGGGGGGCTGATCTTCACCGTGCCAGTGCCGCCAGCGCCGGTCACGATCTCGGTGATCGTGAAGGTCTTGAGCTGGCCCGTGTCCACCTTGCTGATGTGGTGCACGGCGTTCACGCCCTGGATCGTGAGCTTGTCGCCCACCTTGACCGTGCCGCTAGTGACCGTGATCGGCAACACCTGATAGCGGTTGTCCACGTTCGCGGTTTCGCCGGTGGTTGCGGTACTGGTGGCCTTCGGCACATAGCGCTGGTTCGCGCTGGTGACGGTGACAGTGACGCCCAGGGCAGCCGTGAGGCGGTAGGTGTAGTCAGCCTTGAAGGTCTCGAAGCCGGAGACGCGACCGACGTAGGCGTTCTCGAAGGCGTTGTTGACCTTCGGGTTCGCCGACGTGGCAGGCTTGGCCAGGACGCCCGCAGCGTTGTTGTAATCGCGTGCATGCAGCACCGCGACACGACGCGACGAATCGCCCACCAGGCCCTGCTCGACCATGATCGAGTCGGCCGCCGAGAGATCGTCATAGCCCGAGGCCGCGACCGTCCGCTTGACGATCAGCGTGCCTTGCAGGGCCGCCACATTCGCGCAGGCGACGTTGATGTCGGTAGCCAGTCGCTGCAGGGCGCTGGTGTACTTGCGATCGCGCTGCTGCGGGTCGTTCAGGTCATTCGAGGTCATCGACCATGGCACCGACTTGTCGAAGCCCAGCGAGATCGGCACTGAGAGCTGCGTCACATCGCTGAAGGACGAGGAGATGTCAGTACCGGCTGCACCGTCGACCGAGACACTCACATAGGGCACCGGACGCCAGAGGGCCGTGCCTTGCGAGCGTTCCAGAATGAGCGGATCGGCTTGGAACTTGGAGACGTTGCGGCCGAAGATCAGCAGGTCATCGAAGCCGGCGAGCAGCTGATCGAAGAAGACCGTTTCCTGCTTGCTGAAGGCGGTCGCGCCCAGCACCTGGCCGGAGCGAACTTGGAAGTTAAAGAGCGCCTGATTGAGCGCGTGGCCAATCCAGGCAATCGAGGCGGCCACGAGGGCCAGGGCAAAGCGAAGGACGCGATTCTTGATCACGATGGGCTCCTGAAGGATGAGTTGACGAATCGGCGATGCCGATCTGCTTTGCTCATCCGCTCAGGGCCGGACGGTGGCCTCCTCACTGCCCGTCATGGTGGGCGAATCCAGGCGCATTGAGGGCGCGCCAGCCCGCGGCTTTAGGCTGCCTGCTTCGCCTTGCTCTTGTCGCGCAAGTACTTGGCAACCTTGGAGCGGTCGCCGGTCTTGTCGGCCTCCGCTTGCAGGCGGGCCAATTGGCTGTCAACCGCGGTCGCGCCGGTCATGCCGGAGCGCACGGTCGTGTCAGGTGGGGGCGGCGCTTTGCGCGAAGTGACTTTCATGTCTCGCCTCAGATCTGCAATGGCAATCGTGAACCTGACCGGATCAGCGATGGCGGCCAGCTCGCGCGCCTTCTTCGTGTTCCGGCCCAGGGCGTAGCGCAGCAGCACCGAGGTCTTCGGGTCATCGAAACCGCCGATGACGATGGCCTGCTGAATGGGGGTAAAGATCTCTTCGAAGGCCTGCTCGGCCGCGGGATAGTCGGCGACCTTCAGCGCGGCGCCGGCCTGCTTGACGGCAGCAATGCGCGTCTGCCACTTGGCGTTTTCTTCCTCGGCAGCTCTGGTCTGCTTGGCCTGCTGCGCCTCGACTTCCGACTTGCGCGAATACCAGGCCTCGGTGTCCTTTTCGTGCTGCGCGATCTCGTCGGCGTCAGCGAATTCCTTGAGCTTTGGCTTCGGGCCCAACACCGCAGCGGTCTCAGCCGGCGTGGCCGAAGCAACCTTGGCTTCGAGATCACGCAGTCTCTGCGCCTGGTCGCGCGTCTGGCGCTGCAGTTCCTTCTTCTGGACGCGCATGCGAGCCCAGGCGGCGGACTTCAGCTGATCGTCTCCGAGAGCGGCGGCGATGGCCTCTTCGTCGTCGTCCTCATTGGGTGGCGTCTCATCGCCCAGGCTGACGACAATCTCTCCGTCCTCATCTTCTGGCCTCGTCTCGCCATCAGGCTTGTCCTCGGCGCCGTCGCCCGGCTGCTCGTCAACTTCGCCGTCTTCCACCTCTTCCTCAGGCTCCGCAGCGCCACCGCCGGTCTCGACAACGCCATGGCTGGACCTGCTGAAAAGCATCGCGAGGAGGAGTTTGAAGAGGTTCATTGTTCAATCGATTTGAAACGACAGCGCATTTTCATTCAGATTTTCAGAATGTCAAAGCGCTGATGGCTGCGCCGGCGGCTGCAAGATGCCTTGGAGGGCCTGGGCAGAGGCGATCTGCTGGTCGTTGTGCTCGCCCATCGTCTCGGCGTAGGTCTTGGCGGTCTGGGCGCGCTTCAGCTCCGCATTGGCGATGCTCTCGATGGTCTGCGCGCGCGACTTGCCAGCATCCGCAGCGGCCTGGGCACCTGCTGCCAAGAGGTACTGATCCTGCGGGCTTGGCTGCTGGTTCTGAGCCTCCTGCGCCATCTGCTGCTTCTCGTCATCGGTGGGCTTGACGACACCCATGCGCACGAGCTTGGCGCGGAAGTAGTCTCGGGCGTCGCTGATGCCCTCGCCTTCCATGTTCATCATGGCCAGGCCGTTGAGCACCGAGAGCGTCTCCGGATCCTGGGTGAGCTGCATCATGCCGGTGAGAGCGCGCACGGTGGCGGCGCGCCGGCTGGTGCTGCTCGGGCCCACATCGACATCCGGCTCCAGGTTGGCCTTCGTGATGTCGTTCTCGATGAACTCCTCGCCTGTATCCGGGTTATAGGCCGGCTGGTTCATCAGCACGCTGCCCGGCTCGTCGTTCTTGTCCAGCACCTTCATGCGCCGGCCCTCTTCCACGATGATGGCCTTCTCCATCGAGAGCCAGATCTGGCCGCCGCGCTTCATCGACTTGGCCAGGTTGGACATGTAGATGAAAACCTGCATGTCGAGGCGGTTCTGGATCAGCTCCACCGCCTTGCCGCTCATGTTGGGCTGCATCTGCTCGCCGGCCTGCTGGTTGCCCAGCAGATCCTGCAGGGCTTGCTCGGCGATCTGCGCCAGCGCAGCCATGGCAGGCGGGATGTTCGGTGCCCGGGTGTAGGCCAGCGGCGCGGCCGTGCCAGGGATGGGATTGCCGTCGTTGTCGATGAACGAGTTCGCCAGCAGGTAGGGGTTCTTTTCGATGTTGTCGCGCGACCAGAGCTGTGCGTGCTCGCTGACCTGCGCTGGGTCGAAGATCGGCTTCTCGATATCGAAGCGTGCTGCCATCTCGGCCAGCCAGGACAGCAGCATGTTGAGCAGCCGCTGCGCGTCCTTGGCCAGGCGCACATGTCCCATGCACCGTTCGACGCCATCGACCACCCAGCGTTTGGCGTAGAACGGCACCACCGGGATCTCAGTGCCGGGGATCAGCTCGCCGTCGTTGAGCATCTTCCCGCCGCTCATCAGGTACTTGACGATCTTGCGGCCCTTGACCTTCTTCTGCCGCACCTCGCGGAAGCCGGTCGCGGTGAGCTGGTCGAGCATCTCCGGGTCGGCATCGAGCTCAGTCTGCGAGACGCGCATGTCCTCGGCGTTCTCGTCCAGGCCACGGAAGAAGTGGATCAGCTCAGACTTTTCCTCGACGCGGTACAGCTCGCAGACCCAGACCAGGTCGGGCGTGCTCCAGTCGAAGAAGGCCTGCTGAATGCTGCGCGGCCAGCTCGACGGATCGTCGCCGAACTCTTCTTCGTAGGCCCGGCGTGGGTAGGGGATCAGGACATAGCAGCGCTTCGCATCCGACTTGTCATAGCGCTTGGCGCCCAAGTCGAAGAACACGCAGGAGTCGGCGTCGAAGAGCGGCTCGATGCAGATGCGCTGCTTGTCGTTGTCATCGTCGTACTCGTCCTCATAGTTCGCGCGGTAGCGCCAGGCACCGAAGCCACCGCCCACACCTTCCTCGAAGGCATTGTCATAGGCCTCGTCAGCGGTGCAGGCCTGCTCATCGGCGCGATAGAGGCCGTTGCAGGTCTCGGCCAGCTTGTCGTTGAGCAGCCCGTCTTTGGGCTGGAAGTCCACCGTGATGCGGTTGTTCCGGTACTCGTTGATGATCCGGATAACGGCCAGGTGCACCTTGTTGAACTCGAAGCGCGGCTTGTTCTCGAAGAGATCGCCAGTCGGGCCTTCCCACTGGGCGCCCGTGATCGAGTAGAACCGTCGATCCTGCAGGCATTGCAGCCGCTCCTCGCGCGCCGCGGCCTGGATGTCGTCGAACTCCTGGAGAGCTTCGCTGTGGATCTGCGCGAGGCGCGCTGCTTTGGACTGGCCGGCCATTGTTCATCCCCCGTTGTCGGGTGTGGATGAGCTGCTGGCGGCTCGGTGGGCTCAGCGGACCGATGTCGGTCTAACGGCGCGAGTTTACTTTCGCTTGAACGGCGAGACCATAGGGATGACGGTGATGGGTGTTTGCGGCCTCTGCGCCTTCAGCGCTCGACGCGCGCCCTCGCAGGCATAGCGCAGGGC